ACTCTTGACAACTTCCCCGGCCTCGTTTAACAGATCGCAATATAAACCGCGCTCATGTGTATAGCCTGAGATTTGATATATATAAAACTTTCCGCCGGTCTCGTCTATGCTGATTCCGTTTACCCCGTCCGCGGTTGCTTTGCGTGCTGCCGCTGCTGGGGCTTTGCTCCATATTTCGCGGGCTGTGGTGTAGCTGTCACCGGTCATGCAATTCGTCCGGCGCTGGCCGCCTTTGCTGCTGCATACTATTGGCATATCAAACATGGGTTTTTTCCTCCTTTACTTTGTGATATATGCGCCGCTTTTGATCCCTTCCCGGATGGCGTCGGCAGCGGTGGCATGTTGGCAATCGTAACAAGCTATAATTTCCGGATTAGTTCCCCTTGTGAAATAGTGGCTTTCTTGGATCATGCCGGGGTTCTTTGGGCTTCTGTGGTATACTGTATAATTTCGGTAGTAGTCGCCGTGTGCCGTGTTCCGGTCGCTCTGGCTGGTGTAAAATAGATTTATCTCTCCGGCCTGTAGTGCTAAAAATGCTGCAGTAAATGCGGCGCGGTTTTCGCTGTCCTGCTTATTATAGATTTGTTCCCACTTCTCGCCGTACTTGCTGCCGTGCGTCCTGATGTGAAGACATGCGGCGCGGTGCTGTGATATGATATAAAAGCCTTTCATGATGCTCCTCCCTTCAAAAATTGCCGTTCTTGGCGTCTGCCTTCTTGACTTTGAAGCTCCCGCCGTCAATAATGATCGGGTTTTCCTGCTTCAACTCTTCCCGGATATATTGCCGGGCTTCCTGCAAGTATGCGGAGCCGTATCCGTAACAAAAACGGGTATAGTAGCGCTTGCCGGTCTCCGCTTCGATGATCTTGGCGCTGTTGTATGTGTTGCCGTTTACCTTATCAAACCACATGCCGCCGATTACAATATAAGTTTTTGCCATGTTCGTTTCCTCCTTTTATGTGCTTGGTTTTTGGATATACCCCGCCGCCGGTATCGGTTCGGGCTCCACTTTTTGTGGGGCGATTCTCTCCGGCGGGGTGTGGTTTAGGCTCTCGCTGCCTCTTTTATGAGGTCGTACGCCTGGAATAATGCTCTAGCCTGTACATCAAGCCACTCTTCGTGGCTGTTCGGGCGCTTGTTGCCGCCGTCCGTCTTCTTAAACTCTGTGCGGTTGCAAAGTCGTTTTGCTATGTCTCCATCATAAATAAGATAACTGCCGCCCCAGCTTGCAACGCTCCATGCGCTGTAAATGTCGTTTGGATTCTGGTAGTCTTTCGCTCCGTTTAATGCGTATTCCTTCAATTCTTCCATGCTCTCCGGCTCGTGGCCTTCGTACTCGCTGCGCTCTTTGATGGTGTCCAGGATTTCCAACGCGTACGCCTTAACGCCTGCAGACCACGCTCCGCGTGGCTTCTTTGCTGTGATTTTTGCTCTAATCTCTTCTAATCTCTTCATATTGTCCGCGCCTCCTTTGCGCTGTGCCTTTCGGCTGTGTTTGGTTTCTAGTTTCCTGTGGGGCTTCCTGACGTTTCCACAAGCGGCGCTTGTCGGTGTTCGCCTGGCGTCTGCTCCCGTCTTGGTGGTTTATTAACTTTTTATTGCTACAGGGGCGCCGGTGGTCGATCCGGCTCCGGCCTTTTAGCCTTCCCCCGTTTCGCTTACTAGGTGCGATAACTCCGCTAATATTCAGCCGTTAACGGTCGCTGCTGGGGTACTCTAGGCGGCTCCAGCCCCGCCTCGTCTTATTCTGTTGTCTATGGTTATATATTAGCACGATAACCGTATTTATGCAATATGATTTATGTAATAAAAATACATAAAGTTAATAAAATATATTTATGTAATATGCACAAAATACGGGCTTGCAATCCGTCCCGAAATGATGTAATATATATTTATGCAATGGGTATAAATAAATAATATTAGGTATACGGATATGGATAAAAGCACACAAGATAAGGCGCTAAAGGCTTTGGAGCGTCAAGAAAAGCAATACAAGCGCCAAAACGAGTATATAAAGAATGCTTTTGACAGAGTGTCTATAGCACTCCCAAAAGGCACAAAAGAACGGATCACCGCAAGCGGTGAAACGGTTAACGGGCTTATTAATAGGCTAGTCAAGGAATACTTGGAAAATCAATAAAATCGCGTGATATCGTCCCCGCCTTAACCGGCGGGGCTTTTTATTTGGAGGGTAAACAATGACATTTTCAGAAATGAAACAAGCAAAAAAGATACTACTCGACAACGGTTACACTACCGCCGCCGATATCGTCCCCGCTTTAACTGATACGGATCTACAAGCTATCCTTGCCGGTGATTTCTCTGGTTTGGATCAGATGGAAGGAAAACAGGATCAGCGCAAGCCGCAAGCCCAGACGGATCACGGCACGGAACGCCGGACGGATCACCAGACGAAACACCAGGGCGAACGGATCACCCACACAACGGGTCAACAGGATCACCACGGGGAACGGGTGGCGGGATCTGCGGAGACGGGAACGGGATCGCCAACGGGTGACGGGGGAACGGTTCAGCCACGGGATCACGGCAACGGCGATATATTGGAAGACGACATGACGGGGGGCGGTTTGCTCCCTGTTGGTTTATATGACGATATAGCCGACATTATAACCGGCTTTTGTAAATCTCACTCTATACCAGATCAGTTTAAAATACACCCTCAACAGTGGGGCGCTATATGCTTCAATATAGGGTATATGATTAAGCGCCGCCAACTTCTAAACGATTGGGAAAAACTCAAGCACTCCGGCGGGCGCGCATATGATCCGCAAAAGGTGCTTGCCCTGCTCTCCCTGTATGAATACATTTGCAACGCTTACAAGCAAACTGCGTTTTCGCACAACTTCCCCCATTTTGCGGGGGTGTCGAGGGAATATTTCAATGACTATATGAAACAGGGGCTTACCTCGGCGCGCGTCAACTTGTCGCAAAAAGCCGCCGATATCCAACGGGCGTCTATCGTTGGGGCTATCTCGGCGGGCGGTTCTGCCACTGTCGGGAATATCTTTCTCGGAAAAGCTCTTGCCGGTCTACAGGAAACGACAACCGTCATGCACGTTTCTGCATCTCCGGCTATCTCGTCTACGGAATTGCCCTCTCTCCCGTCCAAAAGTTAATAAACGAGGCAGATTATTAACCCAAAACGGCGGCGCCTGTTGCGGTGGGGTGTGGGGGTCTGTGGGGAGGTACGGGCGAGGCGGGGGTTACCCCCTCCCACGCCCAAAACAGAAAGGGTGTACACGATGAAACAACGAGAAGTAGTAGAATCCCGTGAGTTAATGGATGTAGAGACGGGAGAGATCATATATGTAGGAGACGGAGAGAAGCTAGTCAAGGAGAGACAGGTAGCGAGCGAGAAGCCTGCGATAATGAAGAGGATGGGATTTATGAAGATATTTTTAGATGCGGCGGGAAAGATAGCGAGGGAGTTAAGTGCGACAGAGATCAAGATGATCGTAGGGCTAATGCCGTATGTGTCGTATGAGGATTGTTGTATAAGATGGGATGGGTACGGTGAGGTAATGGATGTAGAGGACATAGCGGAAGCACTCGGAGAGGATAAGAAGAAAGTGTATCGAGTGATAGCGTCATTGGAGAAGAAGGGGGTGATTGGGCATCACGTCACGGGGAGCATATTGAAGGGGTATAAGGGGAAGTTAAGGAAGGTATATACGGTGAATCCGTTCGTGTGCTGTCGGGGGACAAAAATCAATCGAGCAGTGTATGAATACTACCACAAAAGCGGGTGGCGAACGCTGTGAAAACTCGGGGTATATAGAATAAGAGGCGAAAAATGGCGAAAAAGCCCGTGGTTAAGGGAAAAATGGCAAAAAAAATTCTCATTTTTTGAGAAAAAAAAGCCGATTTTGTCTCATTTTTTGAGAAAAATCAGGTCGAAAAAGGTGAAAAATGGCAAAAATCAGATTAGAAGTTGTGTTAAATAGACACCCTCGGGGGATCTTTGTAGAGATTACCGTAGACGGTAAGAAGATGGGTATGCGTAATATCGGTGGAGAGGTTGAGTCGCTGTTGGGGCGTGAGTGGACGAAAGAAAAGACCGATGAAGGATATCTGCTGTCGATGGAGTTTGAGGGTGACGTAGATATACGGATGGAAATGTCAAGAAGCGGTAACGGTAAGTGTGAGTATATTTATTTGAGGAATATAAGATGAGTAGTGTAAGAACGCAAACAAAAACGATCCGTATTGGTGTAGAAACGGAAGAGTATTTCCGTGGTAAGCCACTGAATCGGTATGTGGAGAGTCTGCATCATCTGATAGAGAGTGGGCGGCTAACGATATCCGGCGAAGAGATCATAGTGCCGCACGCCTATGCCTTGGCGGGATTGGGTGAAATGGCAGACTTGTGCGGTATGAGCGTGGATGAGATGGCAGAACAACTTTATGATCTAATGGATGAGGGGAAAATAGTGTTCGAGAACGGGCGCTTGGCGGTGAATCGGGAAGAGGAAGGGGATGATCGTAAGTGATAACTGCTGTTTTGTTGATGTATATCGGGGTGCAGATGCACTTTCCTGTGTGGTATATGGTGTTGTGTTGGGTAGTGTTCCTTGTGGGACTATGGAAACTGTTTTTTAGGGGTGAGTGATGGCTACAGAACAATTAAAAGAGAAATGGGAGAGTTATAAGCGGTATTATCTGGAAAATGGCGTGGATGACGCTCTGATCGATGCGGCGGTAAAGGCAACGGGCGTGGCGATTGCGAATGAGCAGGACTTGGAGTACGGGTTTATGATAAGCGCCCAGGCGAAAGAATGGATCAAGGAAGCCGGACGAGCGAAGGGATATGAGATCATCGATTTGGAAGAGTTTTCGCAGAAACGGAAACAGCCGGTCTTTCTGTTGGAATCGTATTATGGGGTGTTATTGTATGAAGCGCCGTATAGATTTGAGAGTTTTATGCTCTATATAGAGAAGAATCGCCCGCTGAAAGAGAGATTTTATGAGCCTAGAGTGAATCCGCTTCATAAGATCGTGGAGAAGCTACAGGCGTTGGAAGACGATAAACTGGATGAATTGTTTATCCATATGCCGGCCAGAGTAGGTAAGACACAGTTGACGACAATGTATATGGTGTGGCATTGTGCCAGGAATCACGAACAGAGTAATTTGTATGTGACGTATAAGGAAGGATTGGGCGGTGCGTTTCTGGACGGCGTGCAGGAGATATTAACTGATCCGACTTATTGCTTTGCTGACGTGTTCCCGAGGGTGAAGATCATCGATACGGATGCGAAGAATAATAAATTGGACTTGGGAACGGACGGCAGGAGACGGAAGAAGTATAAATCACTGTCTGGAAAGGGTCTGGAATCGGGTCTGAACGGCGAGTATGACGCATACGGTATTCTTCTGTTAGACGATATCTTGGAAGGCGTGCAGGATGTAATGTCGCCGGAAGTCTTGAAGAGGAAACAGACGATTTTCGACAATAACGTAATGTCCCGAAAGAAAGAATCGTGCAAGGTGATCTATAACGGTACTATCTGGGCTACGAACGATCTGTTTATGAACCGGCTACAGTTTTTGGAGACGGCGAAAGAAGCGGAGCATATACGGTATGAAGTCGTGAAGATCCCTGCGCTGAATGAGAATGATGAATCGAATTTCGATTATATGTACGGTGTGGGGTACTCGACAGAGTATTATAAGGCAAGACGGGCGACTTTTGAGATGAATAACGATATGGCGGGATGGTTCGCACAGTGTCAACAAGAGCCGATTGACCGAACAAATGCGGTATTCACGCCGGAGACGATGCGGTACTTTGACTATCTGCCAGGGGGAGAACCGATTAAGGTGATCGCCCATTGTGACGTTGCTTTGGGCGGCGGTGACTTCTTGGCGTTCCCTGTGGCTTACTATTATGAGAACCCAGATGGATCGTTGAGTGGGTATGTCGAGGATGTAGTGTTCGATAACTCGGAGAAGCATATCACACAGCCGCAAGTGGTGGCAATGATAAAGAAACATCATATTAGACAGGTGCATTTCGAGTCTAACCAGGGCGGCGAAGGGTATAAGGATGATATCGTCCGGCTGATAAAAGAGAGTGGGTATAACGAGATATGTAATATCACGTCTAGTTGGGCGCCGGTGACGAAACGGAAAGAGCAAAGGATCTGGGATGCGGCGCAGGAAATTAGAGAGTTGTACTTCAAAGAGGCAAGGCTACGGACGGATCAGTATAGAAAATTTATGAATAATATGTTTGCGTTCACCCTTGGTATGAGCAAAAAGGCGCATGAAGACTCTGTGGATGCTTTGGCAGGGCTTGTGGCGTTTGAGAAGAACGGTAGCGGTGTGAGAAAAGCAGTGATAAGGAGGAGTCCGATATGACCACAAAGAGTTATCTGTATCAGTTAAGGAATATTGACCGCCGGATTCAAGATAAATTGCGTGAATCGTATGAGTGGCGTGAGATCGCAATGAATAAGTCCCATCCGATATCGGACGTGAACGTGCAGAGTACGCCGAAACAGGACGTGATGGCAGAGGCGGCATCTATGGCAGTGGATTATGAGCAGGAAGCATCACAAATCGCCGTCAAAATGACGGAATTAAAGCATACGATCATCCATCAGATTGACAGTATTGACGATGAATTGACGTATAACATACTGAAAGAACACTTTGTTCAGCAGATGGGTATCGGTACGATGGCTGATAAGTATTTCGTGACCTATAACGCTATGAAATATCGGATCGAGAAAGCGATATCCGTGTTCGAGAAGAAGTACGGGAATCAGTGGTAAGTTCTCAAAATGTGCAATACATTGCAATTGTGGAAGGGCAAAATGTAGGGTAAAATTACATTATGGATATATTTGCAGAAAACCAAAATCCTATACCTGTGGAAGACGAGGTGGACGATATTGATAGTGAGTCCATTAGCGACACAAACGATCATAAGCCCGAACAAGGCGTTAAGAACGGCGAGAATTGACGGCGTTGCGATACACTGTATGGCGGGGAACGCAACGGTAAAGGCTTGCGGCAATCTGTTTGCCAAAAAGTCGAAGAAAGCATCCTCGAATTATGGTATCGATTCTAGCGGGCAGACCGCTTGTTATGCCGGAGAAGAGTATCGTTCGTTCTGCACGTCAAATCGTGCGGTTGATAACCGCTGTATTACGGTGGAAGTGGCGAATGACGGCGGCGCTCCGCAGCGGCACGTCTCTGATAGGGCTATGTATGCCCTTGTGCGGCTTCTGACGGATGTTTGTAAGCGTAATGGCATAAAGAAACTTGTGTGGTCTGGTAACGCCAAAGACAGGGTAAATTGGCGTAATGGGTGCAATATGCAAGTCCACAGAGACTTCGCAAAAAAATCGTGTCCTGGGGACTATCTGTATTCCCTGCATCCGTGGATCGCATCGGAAGTAAACAAGAACCTTGGCGTACCGGCGGGCAGTGCAACGTATATGCTGAACGGGGTAGACTATAGCCGTGTGTTCGATGCAAACTACTACTATAATACCTATCCAGACTTACAGGCGCTCGGTATGGGTGCTATGTGGGATCATTTCTGCGTGTTCGGTGTGAATGAAGCAAGAAGAGGGAATAATCAGTTTGATCCCGTGGTGTATCGGAAGATGAACGCCGACTTGGAAGTGGCTTTCGGTGGGAATTGGGCTTCCTACTATTGGCATTACTGTGCAATCGGGTATACGGAACACAGGATCAGCATATAATTTCAAAAAGTGCAATACATTTCAGTTGTTGCGACAATTCCGAGGGTGTAAAATACGATTAGAGAAGTGGGCGTATGCCCTTGTTTTGGCGTGTAAAAGCGCCTTTTTTATTTTGTAAAGGAGAAAAGAATATGAGGTGTCATGAAACGGTTTTAATCAATACTGCGAACGGGAAGAGATATGTTCGTGCATCGATCTACGCTGATACCACGCCGAACACAATGCCGGAAGATGGTAGTCTGATCGAGGGCTTGGATGCGAACGATGTATTGGCGGCAGACAGTACGATGTATATCATTGCGTCTGGGGATCTGTATATGCTGAACGGCGCAGGAACTTGGGTGAAACAGTAAGGAGGAACGGAAATGACGGGATTTGAAGCATATCTGCTTGCAAGAGCATATACGAACAAAGCAATCGATGGTGGCGGCTCTTTGAAGGGTGCGGCTTGCCAGATTAAGTCCATCGAACCGATCACGGGCGGCAATCGTGTCACTTTCGAGTGGGAAGATAACCAGGGCGTTGTCTCCACCGATACGATGGATGTAATGAACGGTGCGAACGGACAGGATGGTTCTGACGGCGCAGATGGCGTTGGTATTGTCTCCATCACCTATAAGAGTGAGGACGCACAGGGAAACTACATCTATACCGTGGCTCTGTCTGATAGCACATCTTACGATATCACTTGCCCCAAGGGAGCAAAAGGTGACACAGGTGCAACAGGTGCAACCGGCGCAGACGGAGTTGGCATTGCATCCATCACCAAAACCGGCACATCTGGTCTTGTTGATACCTACACGATCACATACACAAACGGCACGACAAGCACCTTTACTGTCACTAACGGATCTGGTGCTGATTTGACGGCGGGACAGTACATCGATATCGACAACGATGAAATCTCTGTAAAGAGGGATATCGCAAGGGATGTTGATGCGATTATTACCACAAGTTTTGATTTCCCGAATTGTACCGTTACAAAGACAATCGATGAGGAAGTTGTAGATACTGTGACATTCAGTATGTTTGGTGATATACCTTCCTCTGTTATGGATGTTTATTCTGTCAGTTACAATGGACAGGCTGTGGTGTTGACATTCACTAACACTGTAGCAAGCAAAGAACAATCTGTTGGGTATTCCTTCATTGTAGCATCCTACTCTTCGGGTGTGATTGATACACAGACATTTGTGGAAACGTTGGATGCCGACAAAAAACTGATTATTCAATCCGAGTTAGATGCCGCTCTTGCTGATAAGGTAGACAAGGTGGAAGGCAAAGGCTTATCCACGAACGACTACACCAACGAAGATAAGGCTATTGTGGGCGGTGTAACAGCGGCGTTGGGCGGAAAAGCCGATACTGACATTGTAGCAAGTGACTTCTCTGCGGCTACATCATACACGGCAGGCGAATATTGCATCTATGGTGGAAAGTTCTACAAGTTCAAGGCTAACCACTCTGGAGCGTGGTCTGCATCGGATGTGGATGAGATCAAGATCGCGGGAGAGTTATCTTCGTTAATGAGTGGTTTAACGGGTCTGGCTAGCAATGTTGTTTTTGAACCGCAAACCGCTCCGAGCACTTCAAACCCGTTCGGTGATGATGGGACTGGCTATATCTTGAAAATTAAATATAACGGTGTAAACCTTGGTTATTTTGTAATAAGACCGAAAAACTATGTCGATTCGAGCACCAGCAGAAAAGTTGCACTTGAACTATTCGATAGTAGTTGGAGTAAGATTTGGGATGTAGTTAGAGAGTAACTAATTAAAGGGCAGTTTAATGGTCGGGAAAACTTGACCACTATACGCTAATGGCGTACAATAAGAACAGTTAGGCAAGGATAGTATGAGACTAGCTATCTCATACGAAAAGCGGTTCTCTCAACGCTTTCCTTGTCTTTTTGTTTTGAGAGAAATACTTATGGAGAGGTAAGTAGAATGAATAAATTTTTGTATAATACAAACGATGATGTAGAGAAGATTGTTATTGATGGTTATGAGGTGCCACATGATCGTAGTTTGATTGTTATGTTACCAAAATACTATCATATTCCGAACATACACACGAAAGACATTATCTATCTTTCTATGGTAGATATATGGGGAATGGAAAATGCAGATACTATATGTTCTGAGCTATTTTCAAAAGTAGCCATTGCTAGAATGAAAAGGCGTTTGCATAAAAGAGGTTTGTTGAGTGGGAAACCAACAATAACTCCGCAAGAGTTAAAGAAAATCTCCATTGAGAAATCACATAATGGTGATAAATGCGAATGGTGTGGTGAAGAGTGTTATATACTGCACGAACACCATTATCCTATTCCTGAAAGGTTGGGCGGTACGCAGACAGTACGGATATGTCCGAACTGCCATTACACATACCATTTGTTGTGTAAAAACTATGAAATTCTGTATTGAATATATGCGGATTATGTGTGCATAATTTCAAAATATGCAATAGTTTTCAGTAGACACTTAAAATTCCTAGTGATACTATTATGCTAGAAATGAATGTGAAAGCACTCCATATGGGGTGCTTTTTCTATTTGGAGGGTAAGCCGATGTTGAATGAATTTCTCATTCGTGCATCAGACAATACAATGATTAAACTTACGATTATCGGTATCATTGCTGATACGATTTTCGGGGTGTTGCGTGCTATAAAAGAGAAGAAACTGAACACATCTATCGGGATAAACGGTGCTATCCGTAAGGCTGGTATGGTTTTATCTCTTCTGATATTTCAGTTAGTGGATATTTTAGTCAAGATCAACCTTATAGGCTTTATACCAGAAGAGATAAGGACGTATTTAGGCGGTGTGATTGGCACGACAGAGTTTTTCGCATTGCTTTATATCGGCTATGAAGCAGTTTCTACGCTCAAAAACATGGCGCTCTGTGGCTTGCCGGTGAAGAGAGTGTGGAACGCAGTGCAGAAATTCCTTGGCAAGTACACAGACGAAATGCCGAAGGACAAAGTGGAGAAATAAGATATGATCGAACCGATAAAGCCGATGGGTCGCAGGATGATATACACAGACGAGATTGATATCAACGAGAATAATATCATCCCGATTCTCCAAAAGGCAATGGTGACACACACCATGAACTTTTCGGAAATTGAATATCTGCTGAACTTTGAGTTTGGCTTACAGCCTAGATTGCAGGAAAAGGTAACGAGGAAAGAGATTGATTGTGTTACGGTTGACAACGTGGCGCACGAAATCTCTTTGTTTTGGCGGTCGTACTTTTGGGGACAGCCGTTTACGCTTACGCAGAGAGGCAAACGTGATTCCGGCGCTAACGGAGAGGGAGAGGCTATTGCCTTATTGAATGAGTGCTACGATGCAGAAAGCGTGAACGCTAAAACGCAAAAGATCGCACGATTCGTTGAACCCTGCGGTGTTGGCTACGTCTATATTGACGTTAAAACGGACAGAGTAGAGGGTGATAGTTATTTCTCTTATGATGTACTTGATCCGAGATTCACTTTCATCATCTATTCTGGGTACTATACTGACCGCCGCCCGATGGTTGGCGTGACGTATCGTATCGATGATAACGGATCACGGCATTATACCGCTATCACAAAGAACCGCCGGTATGAAATCCTGGATATGGTGGAAGTCACCAACGGCAAGAAGGTCGAGAATTGGGGCGTAAGAAGCGGCGATATCAATCCGTTCGGGATCATCAATATCGTTGAATACTTCCGTTCACACGACAGAACAGGCGTGTTTGAACACGAAATAGACGATATGCTTGACCTCAATCTGAACGAAAGCAATCTGTCTAATAGCGTGGCTGAAAAGGTAAATGCTATCTGGCTTGCTACAGACTTGGATCTGAAAGAACAGGTTGTGAACGAGGACGGCACGATCACCGAAAAGGAAGTAGTGCCGAAGAACAATGAGTGGATTTTCGGGTTCTCTTCACAGGACGGGAAAACGCCGAAGATCGAACCGCTTTCCGTGCCGCTTGAATCGCAGGGAGTGATGAACTATATCGTATCAAAACGTGGTCTGATATTGCAGAAATGCAATGTGCCGCAGAGAAACGATAACTCCGGCGGATCAACGGGTATCGCTATGGATGCGGCGGCGGGATGGACGGCGGCAGATATGGTAGCCTCGATGCAACAGCAGATTGTTGTTGGGTGCAAGCAACAGGAATTGAAAGTTGTTTTGGCAGTTTTGGCGAAGTCGGATTGTCCCGAGGATAGCCCGATGCGGAAACTGACCTATAGAGATATCGTACCGAACATGAAGCGTGCGAAGAACTACGAACTGACAAGCAAACTGAACGCATTTGCAACAGGCGTATCGCACGGTATTGATCCGGCGCATATGATCCGTGAGATCAACTTTTTCTCTGATCCTCAACAGGTAATCGAGGATTCCAAAGAGTACATGGAGCGATATCTGAATAGCGTGTATAAGGATGGGGAGCAGGGCGTATCGGAAAGCCCCGTAACCGAGAATCCGGACGACACGGAAAGCCGGAACACAACAGACGAAAGAGACGAGGTAACACAGAGTCCGTATGTACAGTAGTTTGAATATCGATGAACTGAATATCCAACAGTACACGGATGAAGAAGTTGAAGCGTTTCTGAATGACTACTTTGCGCCAATGGAGCTTCCTTTCATAGAGGAGGAGACAAGGAAGAACGCCGCAAAAGATTTTCGTGACGTTCTTCTTTTTATCCTTCTCGCTATCGTGTATTCGGTAGAGACGGAAGCGATTGATTGGGATTATATGCGTAATCAGATGGCGGTGAGTTTCGGGCAAGTGGTACGGAAGTACGCACGGGATGATGATTTTACCCGAGACTTTATCGAAAAGGCGGCTGACGAGTTTATAGACGTAACCAGACGGCACGCAGACGAGGGCGGCAGATGGCTTTCTGACGAAAGAGCGTTGCCGGATGCGGCTAACTACGCAAATATGACCGTAGGCTATGAGGAATTGCAACAGGCGATAGATGATGGCTTCACAAAGAAAATGTGGATATCGCAGAGGGATGGCAAGGTAAGACACACGCACAGGATTGCAGACGGACAGACAGTGCCGATCAAGGCAATGTTCAAAGTCGGCGCAAGCCTGTTGATGTACCCTGCTGATCCCGAGGGTGAACCGCAGGAAGTCATTTCCTGCCGTTGCCATATGAAATACTTGTAAGAGAGAGCCGTGAGGCTCTTTTTTATATAAAAGTCGGAGAAGGACTATAACGAACAGAGACAAGAGAAATGTCGTAAAACAGAGCAAAGGAGAAAAAGAAATGAAGAAGATGAAAATGCCGTTGAATTTGCAGTTTTTCGCAGAGGGAGAACCCGAAGAAAAACAGGAAGAAGTGAAAGAGACAAAAGAGGCTGAAAAGAAGCCGGAGAAGAAAACTGACCCTAACGAGGAAGTTTCCGTACAGGACTTGCTTGTGGAAATCGCCAAACTGAAACGGGAAAAAGACCGTGCATCAGCGGAGGCGGCTGACTACAAGAAGAAATTCCGTGCTACGCAAAGCGAAAAGGAAATTATGGACGCTGAAAAAGCGGAAGCACAGGCAAGGCGTGATGAAGAGTTTGAGGCAATGAAACGTGAGATCACGATCAACAAACTTGCCAAAAACTATATGGCTCTTGGGTATTCTTCCGAAATGGCAGAGGCGGCGGCAACGGCTGACGTGGATAACGACAGCGAAACCCGTTTCAAGATACAGGCACAGGTTGATGCGGAGAAGAAGAAGGCTTGGGAGAAAGAGTTTATCGCAAGCAGACCGCAGATTGCCGCCGGAACGGGAGGCACAAATGCGGAAGAAGATCCTTTCTTGAAAGGATTTAATTCAGTTAAACATTAAAAGGAGGAAAAGTAAATGGGAACTATTAACTTGGCATCCAGATACGCAAGACAGGTTGATGAAAGATTCAAACTTGGCGCACTGACCGGCGGGATCGTAAACGACAATTACGATTTTATCGGTGTAAATACCGTAAAGGTATTCAGCCGTGATCTGGCAACACTGAACGACTACACTGCAAGCGGGGCAAATCGCTACGGTTCGCCGGACGATCTGGGTAACGCAGTACAGGAACTTTCCGTAACACAGGACAAGTCCTTTACTTACGTTATCGATGCAAAGACCGAGCAGGACACCGAGGGTACTATGGCGGCGGGCGCTACTCTGGCAGAGAATATCGACAATCTGCTGATCCCTGCAATCGACAAGTACCGTCTGGCTGTTTTGGTAGCATCTGCGCCGGTAGCCGGATCTGTAAGTGGTGCTAACCACACCATCACAAAGGCTGTAACCGCTTCTAACGCTTATGAAGAGTTTCTGGCAGTACAGGAAGTGTTGGACAACGATAAAGCACCGCAGGGCGGCAGAATCGCTATCGTAACCCCTGGCTATCTGAACAAGATCAAACTTGATCCGAACTTCACAAAGAAGGGTGACATGGCTACCGAGATCGCTATCAACGGCGTTGTTGGTATGATCGATAACGTATATGTTATCAAAGTGCCGACTTCTTATCTGCCTGGCGGTGTTGATTTTATCATCACCAACAGCCTTGTAATGCCGTCTCCGATCAAGTTGGAAGACTACAAGATCCACTACGATGCACCTGGAATCTCCGGCGCTCTGGTAGAGGCAAGAGTACGTTTCGATGCTTTCGTTCTGGACAAGAAAGCAGATGCAGTAGGCGTACACCGTCACGCTTCTGTTGCTCTGGATAAGACCACGCTGACCGTTGCTGACGGCGCTACCGGCTCTCTGACCGCTACGGCTCTGCCGGACGGATCTACCGTAACTTGGTCTTCTTCCAACACGGCAGTTGCAACCGTGGCTAACGGTACTGTAACGGGCGTTGATCCTGGTACTGCTGTTATCACTGCTACCAACGGTGATGCAAGCGCTACTTGCGTGGTAACGGTAACCGCATAAGGAGAACGATATGGTGACAATCGTACAGAGGGGCAACGAACTGTATGCTCTGACGGACGAAATTCAGATATCAGCATTTCTTTCGCACGGGTGGGTTAAGTATAACCCATCCGTGAGTAAAGAAGTTGTCAAGGAAGACAAAGAAGTGAAAGCCGAGAAGGTGGAAGCGGAAGAAGTCAAGGATGACGGCTTGGATGGGATGAGTCTGAAAGAGTTGAGAGCGATTGCCAAACAAAAAGGTATCAACAGTTTTCAGAAGAATGCTGAAACATTGCGTGAGGAAATCCGTAAAAAATGATCGAAGAAATCATTGCTGAATTGACAATCGAATTAAGGCTAACCGATCCGCACTTGTTTAA